TAAGAATCCTACAGCAGGAGAAAAAGCCGCGGCAAAAGATATTAAGCCAGGTATCGCTGGATACAAAGATCGTATTGATATGTTAAAGAGTGCAGAAAAAGACGGCCGTTTAAAGAGCGAAGGCAAAGACGAAGGAAAGCCAGGTAAGAACTTTGCTAAGATTGCAAAATCAGCAGGTAAACACTACGGTAGCAAAGAAGCAGGCGAACGTGTAGCAGGTGCTGTTCGTGCTAAGTTAGCCAAGCAAGGCAAATTAGAAGAAGCCAATGCACGTTTCAAACACAATGTACGTTTTGTTAATGAAAGTCTAGGTTTCCTATTGTCTGAAGATGAAGAAGGCAAAGCTAAAGCTATTACCAGCGCAGGCGATATTGTCAATGATTACACATCATGGATGCAACGTGTTGGACAGTATCAAACTAAGACAATGATTGAATTAGCTGATGCTATCAAAGCAGACTTTGGTGCGGCAGAAGCTGAAGCATTTAAGCAAGCAGTTGGACCAGCTCTAAGTGCCACACTTGAAGTACTAACATCACAGCGTGAAGCTGTTAGTAATGCGGTTGCCGCACTAGCAGGTGAAGCCACTCCTGATGCGGCAATGGGCATGGAACCAGCAGAACCAGGTATGGATATGAGTGCTCCTGATGAAATGAATCCAATGCCAGCAGGTGATGAGTTTGGTGCAAGTGATGCGGCAGCTGGTGCAGGTACAACTGGACGCGAAATGCGCGAAAGCAAGTTTGCTCGCAAGCTAGCCGAGTCTCATAGTATTTTAACTAAACTGGCTAAATGAAATTATACGAAGTAGATCTTGGAAGTGCTAGAGATGTTCTAGCAGTTCTCCAAGGTCAAGCAAATAAGGCAGGGCAAAGTTCTACTTTGCCTTTTGCTGTTATAATGAAATTAATTAGACCATACGGTTTGGGCATAAGCACACCCGATGGACTTATTGCACTAAAAAATGCTGTTGATCCCGCTGGCGATGTAATTGATACCATTGATGATAATGGGAATGTTACACTTAAAACAAGTGTGCAAAATCCAAAACAGCAAGAACCAGCACCATCCGGAAGTCCAGAGTTAAATGCAATGGCATCCAGGAACGCTAAAAAATTAAAGCCAGATATTTGACTTTCTAAGTTTAATTTGCTATAATTATAGTAATGCAAACTTATACTCCTCCTCCGTTCGTTGAACGATTCCAATACAAAAACTGTGTACAGGTAAACGATCCCGTTACTCGGAAGCGTGTATACCGAACACCAGATGGCGAAAGCCTGCCAAGTGTAACTACTATTCTTAGTGCTACCAAAGATATGACCCATTTAAATGAATGGAAGAAACGTATTGGTGTGGAAAAAGCACAGCAAATTACCACAGAAGCCGCAGGTGTTGGTACAGCCATGCATGCCAACTTAGAACGTTTCTTAATTGGTGAAGCAAGACAGCCTGGCAACAATCCAGTACATATTAAAGCCAATGCAATGGCTGATCAAATCATTACAAATGGTTTGAGTAAAATGGATGAAGTATGGGCCATGGAACAGAGCTTGTACTTTCCGGGATTGTACAGCGGCACCACTGACCTAGTTGGTGTATATGATGGTCAACCAGCAATTGCCGACCACAAACAAACTAATAAGCCTAAAAAAGCAGAGTGGGTAGAGGATTACTACTTACAGCTAATGGCCTATATATTAGCACACAATGAAGTCTACGGAACTGATATGCGCCGTGGAGTTATCTTTATGTGTAGTCGGGGCGACGATAGTATTAAAGTCGGCGGTGAAGTATATCAACAGTTTGACCTAAAGCCCGAAGATTTTAACAAATATCAAGATAAGTGGCTGACGAAAGTACAAGAATATTACGCCCTGGGCAAGTAAGCATCTCAACGCATAAATATCCCATACAGGGGATATATCTATGGCTGTCATCGAGATTGCAAAAATACAGGTCCGAAGAGGACAAGAACAACAAACAGGAATTCCACAGCTTGCTGGTGGTGAGTTTGCTTGGGCTGAAGATACCGAAAATCTATATATTGGTTTAAAGAGAGAAGACGGTGGCGCTCGTGATGCTAATATTCGAGTTTTAACAGAAAACGATTATAGACTTTTTACTAATTTTGTTACAAATTCAGCCTTGCCTATGCAGGCACCGTATACATGGAACGTAGACGAAGCGCCCACTATCACATCTTCATCAACATACGATGCAAGATATATAAGACCAATTCAACAAAAGTTAGATGATTTTGTTAGTGTTGCAGATTTTGGAATTGTATCTTCGACTTCAACGCAGGGCATAGATTGGACCACTACTTTACAACGAGTCATTGATCATTTGTTTTTAGATAAAAATACAGTCAACCCAATTAATCCGGGCATTGGTGGAGATTGGGACGGAATTGGGTCAAAACAGTATAACAAAAAACTATATCTTCCTGCTGGCCTTTATCAAATTGGTGGCACCATTTTTATCCCTAAAGGCACAGTTCTTGTTGGCGAAGGTATTGATAAAACTATCATTGAAAATATTTCTACAGGTTCGGGGATATTCCAAACTGTGGATATTTTTAGTCGAAGAGGAAATCCTAATCTTGGTAAATTTGATGCCAACACAGGAACTGCTAGTCAAACAATAACCCAAGGTGACGGGCAACCTAGTAATGTTCATATTGAAGGAATGACATTAAGATACAGCACTTCAACTGTAACCAATCCTTCGCATCTAAGTTTAGTAAGTTTAGATTGTGTTGACGGTGGCGTTATTAGAAATGTTAAATTTCAAGGAGTTACTGCGGCACAACGTAGTGCTGGATATACTCCTCCTCAGTCATGTACTGGGGTAGATCTACGAGGATTTGGAGTAGTTACTTCTGAAAATATTGTTATTGATCATTGCCAATTTAATGGCTTATACTATGACATACGATCAAACTACGATACTAACCATGTTATTATAAAAAATAATATTTTTAAATATTCTACCTATGCAGTTGCACTGAGCACAACTACTAATTTATTAGCCACATACGGTCCTAGATATTATAGGATAGAAAATAATAAATTTGAAAGCATTGATAATCAAGGAGTGTATGTAGGTGGTAATTCAAATGGTGCTCCAACTAATCACGTGAGTCAAAACAATGCATTTACTCTAGTAGGGAATCATGGCTTTGGCGAAAATGGTAACGATGGTACATCAATTATTAAATTTGTAACTTCCGGTAATGCTAGCATCAATGATTATTTTGAAAGACAGACCTACAACAATAAAAACTTTAATGGAAATTTTAATTATTATCCATTAGTTGAAGGCAAGGCCACTATTGATTTGTTATCTGTTACCACTGCAACATTGCTAGCAAATACATCAACAACAATTATGCGACTTCCAATTACCGGTGATGCACAGTACCTAAATATAAAATATCAATGTAATGGAACTAATGTTAACAAAGCAGGAAACTTACAAATTTATATTAGACCGGGTACTACTCCATCAAATGTTCAAATTTTTGATGACTTTAATACTTCGATATCCGACGGTGGAATATCATGGGGATTAGTAGTAGAGCCAGCATACAAATACTATCAATTATTTGGTGTTAATCCTTTGTTATCAACCACTGTACAACTCGAACTGCAAACAAAATTAATGTTGTAAGGAAATTAATGTTCAACCTGTCCGTAGATGAAAGACTATCAGAGTGGGCAACACATAGAAGGCAATTAGACGAAGTGGAAAATCCCTTACAAGAAGTTTGGGATTTTTGGCATCGCTCTCCCTTTACACCCCATAATAGAAATGTAGACCCGTATTACCAACAATCGTGGCCAAGTCCATGGCAGATTATTGTTGATAATGTATATGATGATTTTACCAAGACCCTTATGATAGGGTGGACGTTAAAACTGACAAAAAAATATCAAAACTCTAAGCTGGAAATTAGAACATTAGTTGACTCTAACCAAACAAGACAGTATAATCTACTATACATTGATGACATCTGGGTTATAAACTATAGTGATAATGGACCTGTACCTTTACCTGATGTACCTGAGTCATTTAGACTAGAAAATCTAATTGAAGTTTGTACCCCAAGGTAAATATCATCTAGAATAAGAAAAAAGAGGTTACTTAATGATCACAGTGGTCAAGCGTAACGGGCATCGCGTTCCGTTAGACATCGCAAAAATACAGAGACAAGTAGCCCACGGCTGCAGAGGCATCGACGGCGTAAGTCCGAGTATGATTGAAATCAAAGCTCAGCTTGAATTACACGACGGGATATCCACACTAACAATTGATGAACTATTGCTTAAGGCCATGGTTGATCTAATTGATGAAACAGAAAATCCAGAAATTAATAATGTCAATTACCAATACGTCGCCGGCCGACAAAAGGTTAGTATGTTACGCAAAGAAGTTTATGGTGCATATGATCCCCCTAAACTTTATGAGATTGTAAAAAAGAATGTTGACGCAGGAATGTATACCACTGATTTATTAGAATGGTATACTGAGGATGAATGGAATATCATTGATTTGTTTATTGATCATGATAAGGATGAAACTTACACCTATGCCGCAATTGCACAACTAACTGAAAAATATCTTGTACAGAATCGTGCTACAGGAAAGATATATGAAACTCCACAGATTCGTTATGCAGTAGCTGCCGCTACAGCGTTCCACAATGAATCTAAAGAAACAAGATTAAAATTAGTCAAGGAATATTATGAGTGTGCATCAGACGGACATTTCACATTGGCCACGCCGGTGTTGGCAGGGCTTGGTACTACTACTAAACAGTTTAGTAGTTGTGTACTTATTAGCTCGGATGATACTTTGGACAGTATTTTCGCATCCGGAGAAATGATGGCCAAATATGCCTCAAAACGAGCCGGAATTGGTCTCGAAATAGGCAGAATTAGACCGTTAGGTGCACCAATTCGCAACGGTGAGATTAAACATACGGGTATGATACCATTCTTAAAGAAATGGTTTGCTGATCTACGTAGTTGCAGTCAAGGTGGTATACGTAATGCAAGTTGTACAGTAACTTTTCCCATCTGGCATTACCAGTTTGAAGACCTTATCGTATTAAAAAATAATCAAGGAACTGAAGAAGTACGTGTACGTCAAATGGACTACAGCGTAGTGGTCAATGCTATGTTTTGGAATCGTTATAAGCGTGGCGAAACAATGTCATTGTTTGATCCTGCCGAAGTACCGGACTTATACGAAGCATATTACAGAGACAGCAAAGAATTTGAAAAGTTATATCTACAATATGAGCAGGACAAGAAAATTAAAAAGAAGGTTGTATCGGCAGATGAGATATTCAAAGGTGGCATACTTAAAGAACGTACTGACACTGGCCGCATCTACCTTGTCAACATTGACAACGTTATCAACCAGGGTCCTTTTGATACGAAGCTTGACCCAATATATCAATCAAATCTATGCCAAGAGATACTTTTACCCACCCGGCCTTTCCAAAGGATTGAAGACCCTGAGGGGCGCATTGCTCTTTGCACACTTGGATCGATAAACTGGGGAGCATTCCGTAACCCGCAAGAGATGCGTAAGGCTTGTCGTGTCTTAGTACGCAGTCTAAGCAACCTATTGCAGTATCAAGATTTCTTAAGCATACAGAGTAAGTTAGCCAACGAAGATTTTGAACCTCTGGGTGTTGGCATTACTAACCTAGCATATTGGCATGCTCGTAAGAGTTTCAAGTACGGCACACCAGAAGCATTAGCTGAAGTCAAACGTTGGATGGAACACCAAGCATACTACCTTACTGAAACCAGTGTTGAGCTTGCTCAAGAACGAGGCCCATGTAAGCGTAGCGAATATACCTACTATGGTAAGGGAGTATTTCCCTGGGAAAGACGTAAAGATGGTGTTAACGAATTAACAGACTTTACACCTAGTCTAGATTGGGAACCACTACGTGCTCGTATGAAACAGTATGGTATCCGTAATGCTACATTAATGGCCGTGGCACCGGTCGAGTCCAGCTCAGTTGTGTTAAACTCCACCAACGGAATTGAAATGCCGATGGAATTGATTTCTGTTAAGGAATCAAAAGCTGGATCGTTTGTACAGGTCGTGCCAGAGTACAAACGTCTAAAGAATCGTTATCAACTAATGTGGGATCAAAAGGATTGTGTTGAGTATTTGAAAACATCAGCAGTACTGGCAGTTTACATTGATCAAAGTTTGTCAACAAACACATTTTATAATCCAGCGTATTTTGTCAACGGTAAAGTTCCTGGAACATTGATTGCCAAGAATTTAATGCTGGCATATAAGTGGGGATTGAAAACTATCTATTATAGTCTTATCAACAAGGTTGGTGCCAAAGCAGGAGTAACAAACACTAATTCGATTCCTACAGTATCAACTGGTTTTGTTAATAATGCAGATAACATTGTATTGTATAATGATCTTGATGATGATTGCGAGGCATGTAAGTTATGACAGAAGAATTAACAACAAGAGAAAAAATCAATACGCATCTACTTGCTCACGGTATTACTGAGTATGTAGACATAGAAGAAGAAGCAGAAGAAATGGTCCTAATGGCACTAGAAAACAAAGAACTTCATAGTGTCAGCATCGATGACGGTGCCCTATTAATTGAATTTAACAACTAAAAAAATGTCAAAAGCACAATATAACCTAAGCAAACACACAAACTATCTAAAACGTAAAATGTTCTTGGATCCAGAAGGACCAGTAACAGTACAACGTTTTGAAGAAGTAAAATATCAAAAATTACAAAAGTACGAAGAACTTGCTCGTGGCTTTTTTTGGGTTCCTGAAGAAATTAGTCTTACCAAAGACAAGATGGATCACAAGGATGCCAGTGACGCAGTTAAGCATATCTTTACCAGCAACCTATTACGTCAAACAGCCTTGGACAGTATACAAGGTCGAGCGCCTAATCAAGTATTCAGTCCTGTAATCAGCATACCAGAATTAGAAGCACTTGTTAGTAATTGGAGTTTCTTTGAAACTAATATTCACAGCAAGAGTTACAGTCACATCATTCGTAATGTGTATTCAGTGCCCAAAGAAGAATTTAATAAGATTCATGACACTGCTGAAATTGTCAACATGGCCGCAAGTATTGGCCGCTACTACGAAGCTCTGCATGTACTTAACTGCCGTAAAGAAACAGGTGAAGAAGTTCCAACTCTAGAACATAAGCGAGCGATTTGGATGGCCTTGCATGCCAGCTATGCACTAGAAGCATTCCGCTTCATGGTGTCATTTGCTACTTCACTGGCCATGGTTGAAAATAAAATTTATATTGGCAATGGCAATATCATTAGTTTAATTTTGCAGGATGAAGTACTACATGCAGAGTGGACTGCTTGGATCATTAACAACGTAATCAAAGATGATGATGATTTTGCCAATATGGTTGAAGAATGTCGCGATGAAGTATATGCTATGTATATGGAAGTCATCGAAGAAGAAAAGGCATGGGCAGACTATCTGTTCAAGAAAGGTCCAGTTATTGGACTCAATGCCAGCATTTTAAAAGATTTTGTTGATTATACTGCCTTTGTTAAACTTAAAGATATCGGTATCAAATATATTGAAGATCATCCTAGGGCTAGCCCTATTCCTTGGTTCAATAAGCATTTGAATATTGGTAAGAAACAAAGTGCTTTACAAGAAACTGAATCAACTAATTATGTTATTGGCGTAATGTCAGATAATGTCAGCTACGATGAATTACCAGATTTATAAGGAAAAAAATGAAAGCTATTGTATGGTCAAAAGATCAGTGTCCTTATTGCGTTCAAGCAAAGGCACTATTGGAATCAAAAGGTATTGAATACGAAGAACGTAATGTGTCCAAAGATTGGACTAAGACACAACTATTAGAAGCAGTACCAACTGCTCGCACATTACCACAAATCTTTTTAGATGACAAACTTGTAGGTGGTTTCAACGAATTAAGAGCCCATCTAAATGGATGACGACATCTTTATCAGTAGTGGTGCCAGCTGTGATACGATAACCCTTGACGACTTGTCAACTGATATTAATCTTAACACTATGGCCGGTGCAGTTGGCTCCATTGGAGCATATACTTATAGTACTTCATCTGGCTCACTGTCTTACAACTATCCTAGTAATAACATAACAATCTCAACAATTGGCTCCAGCGGATCTTTTCTAACCAGTGGTGCAAACGGCACTAGCTGGTCTACAGTAGGATCAGCACCTCAAAGTAGTTTACAAGTTAACGGCGATGCTAACTTTGATGGTGATGTTAAAATTAAAGGTGTTAGTATTGCTAATACACTGGAAACTATTAATAAACGATTATCAATATTAGTACCGGATCCTGCTAAGTTAGAACACTTTGCCGCACTGAAGAAAGCATATGAACATTACAAGACATTAGAAGCTTTGTGTGAGTTGCCCAAAGAAGATGATAGTGAGTGAAGAAGAACTACGAGTACATAACTCAAGTAAAATATATGGGAGACCATACATGGATGGAAATAACTTAAAGGAAAAATATGTTAATTAATAAAGGCTTCTCTTCAGGAGATGTAGTAAGTATTAAACTAATCAACGGTGATGAAATTATTGCCAAGTTTGAAAAAGAAGATACTGATACAATCACAATCAATCGTCCACTGGCGTTGACCATGAACGGACAAGGACTTGGAATGATCCCTTGGGTTTTTCTAGGCAAAGATGGTTCTATTACTATCAGCAAAGCTAACACATTTTTCATTGTAGAAAGCAAAGGCGAAGCCGCTACACAATATACCGAAGGTACTACTGGTATTGCTCTTCGTTAAATATAGTACTAGGAGAAAAGTATGGCAGGATATATTCCAGGAACCAATAGATTAACAGACGTTTATCAAAGTGCCAATGTTTTTGTAAACAATGTACCTGTGGTGCCGTATGGACCTCCAGGTGCCAGTGGTACATTTGGCGGAGTCAGTGTCTCGGTATCCGTGACTATTGATCCGTTAGTACAAGCGGCGGCGGCAGCACAAGTTGCTGATTATGTTGCCGCACAAAATGGACAACCTAATCAATACTTTAGTGCGGCGGCTCAGGCCGACGGAGTCAAAGGAAATTATGCAGGTACTGTAGATGACGGAAGTACAGCTCCAGGTAGTACGGCAACATCAACAATTGCCACTGATGCTAGCTTCAGTGATATTCCAGGATTCTTAACCAAATGTTTAGATGAAGCCGCGCAAGGCAAATGGCGCGAAACAGGACAGGGCGGCAAGCCCAGCAATCCTACAATTACAGGCATATGGCAGAATTTAGGATATCCTAACAGCAGTCCATGGACCACAGATCAAACAGCATGGTGCATGGGATTTGTTAATTATGCACTTAAAAGTTCTGGCTATAGATATTTTCAAACTGCATCAGCGGCCGCAATTACAACTAATCCAGAAAAATGGGGTGCTGTTCAAATTCCCAAAGACCAAGCACAACCTGGCGACATTGCATTTTGGAGTTATAGACACGTTAATTTTGTTTATACTGCTCAAAATGGAAAATATGTATTCGTAGGAGGAAATCAAACTCCCAGCGGTGGAAAAAATAACCCAGACGATGGCGATATAACCAAATCTTATCCGGGCGGATGCCCTGCAAGTAATGCAAATTGGGTAAGTTGCTGGCGCCCAACTAAGAAATAATGGTTGACAAAGTGGTAAAATCATAGTATAATATACACATAAAGAAGGTAAAGTAGTATGCAACAAGGTAAGGTAAAATGGTTCAATAATACCAAAGGTTTTGGATTTATTGTTCCAAACGAAGGTAGCGAGGATGTGTTTGCACATTTTAGCCAAATTCAAATGGAAGGCTACAAAACTTTAAAGCCGGACGAACTTGTCCAGTTTGAAGTAGTAGATGGTAAAAACGGTAAACAAGCTCAAAATATTCAACGGAGTTAATCATGAATCAATATCGTGTTTGGGTTAGACTTAATCAGTATCAAACTGCCGATGTCGTAGTTAATGCCAACAACGATTGGGAGTGCAAAATGCTTGCCGAAAGCATGTATGGTCATGGCAGTGTCCTTAACTATACTAAAATTAATTAAGGAGAACTAAAATGGCACGTAGATCAGATAGAGCAAAAACGCCTATTAAGGCCGCAGTTCGTAGACAATTACGTAAGCGTAAATAATAGTGTCCTGTGGGGGTAAACTTGCATAGCAAGTTGGCAAGGTGAGAGACCTTGTTCGGTTAGGCGGAGACCATACATGCCCCATAGGTCCGTCATTTTTTAAAAGTAAATTATGCCTAAAAGAATACTAATAATGGGTTTGCCTGGCGCAGGCAAAACTTATCTAGCACAGCATATTGTAGATCATCTACAAGCAGAAAAGAAACGAGTAGGTTGGCTTAATGCTGATGATGTTCGCAAAAAATACAACGACTGGGATTTTAGTCGCGAAGGCCGTATTCGTCAAAGTCTGCGTATGCGTGAACTAGCAGATGCAATGACAGACGTAGATTACGTAATCTGTGACTTTGTTGCACCGCTTGTTGAAATGCGTAACAACTTCAAAGCAGATTGGACTGTATGGGTTGATACTATCCGTGAAGGTCGGTATGCCGATACTAATGCTATGTTCATTGAACCCGAAGTCTATGACTTCCGCATCACAGAACAAAATGCAGAAAAGTGGGGTGAGTTTGTTGCCGCACATATTTTAGACAATAGACTACGTCCAGTATTTGATTGGCAAAAGCCCACGGTACAAATGTTAGGTCGTTGGCAACCATGGCATGAAGGACATCGAAAGTTGTTTGAACGTGCCATTGCCAAAACTGGACAGGTATGTATTATGATTAGAGACTGCCAAGGATGGCAAGGATCCAATCCTTTTGAAATTGAAAAAGTTAAAAAGTTCATTCAAAGAGATCTTGACATGTTGTATCAAGGACAGTATACTATACAGGTAGTACCTAACATTGTAAACATTACCTATGGTAGAGATGTTGGATATAAAATTGAACAGGAATCATTTGATGATGCAACACATTCTATTAGTGCTACAAAGATTCGTAAAGAATTAGGTTTGTAAATATGAATAAAGGAAACGTTTATGCCAAGTCCACGTAGAGTTAGTCAAATTCTCAAAGGTAAGAAGCCGCCAAAGCCAAAGACTGTAAAGACCATGGCCAAACGTGCGGCAACTCGAAAGCGTAAATAAAAGTTAAGACTGTATGAAGTAGACAGAAAAGGATTCAAGACGTGGGTTCGACTCCCACCATCTCCACCTAAGTGTATGCTGTATATTTAGGTGGGGATGACCAGGCTATCGATTGGGTCACAAGTATTGAAATGGACAGTCCGGCAATGTAGAAGCCGTTAGGATTGGGGT